GTGGGTCCTGATTCGCTCGTTCGTTTGCAGGTGAGCGTGGTTCTGGATGTCTTGGATCAGTACGTAGTGCTAGTGAGTCGTCTGGAGCCAAGAGAGGTGGCGAAAGTTTTAATGCCGTTACGTGTTAGTAGAAAGGACCATTGTGTTCTTCCGGACGTATTCGTGTCAGGTGATGGGAAGTCGTCTGAGCGAGGTCGTTTGATCTTGCCCAACAAGTTGCTGATTGAGGTTATTGATTATCTCCCCGTGTTAAAGCCTAACACCGCGAGAGAGGCTTTGATGGCCAAGATTGACAATATGAAGAAAAGCCCGGAATACAGCGCGTTACCGAACGAGCTCTTTCAGCGATTGTTCCATGTCGGAGTAGCTCTTAGGGAGTTCCGCTTTGGTGACTTCGGTGAGAGCAAGTTTACTGCGGGATGGTTAGAGTTGCTAGTCTTGCCGATCTTACACGGAACGGCTAGGTTCTTGTGGAAGCACAAATTGGAGACGTTGTTGCATGCTGTCTGTGCTGTAGCGCCGTTGCTGACGAGTAATTTCGTTAGTTGGTCTTTGAATGCAGGAGTGTTACTGTATCAGGCTTGGGAAGGCGACTATCTTGCGACTCAGATGATGATCGGGCGTGGACTTATCGCGACTATCTTTGGTGATCGATGGTCCTGGTTATGTTCCTTGGGGTTGGTGGCTGGGACGCTTGTCGGTTGGCGCCTTGAGGTGAGGCGAGCGAAGCTGGAAATGTACATGCGCCTGGTCTCAGATGAGTTTCACGTTGTGTACGAGCCTGAGAAGGTGACTATCCTCGAAGGCATGTGGCCATCGGCGATGGACGTCTTCTCGGATCAAGGCGTCGAGGTTAGTCGCGATCCTAATGATTTTCCTCATGAGACCGCCTTCCCTCGCTTGGGGAGTGTGGACCCTGAGACTGTCTCCAAGTCGACCAAGAGTCGACTTTGCGACGTGGATTGGGTCGCTCATTGCAACGAAGTCCTCATCGGACAGCGTGAAGAAAGAGCCGCCATTGAGATCAAGCGTGTGGAAGAGACGCCTGTAGTAATGGAGAGTGTGGTTGAGAATGAGGAAATTGCATTGCCTCCGGGAGTACGGGAGGAGTGTAATAGTGCAGAGGATGAGGAGTCAGACCGTGGCGGAGAGGTCAAAGTAGTTGAAGTAGATGACCAGACCGGTGAGGAAAGATTAGTGCGAGAGGATCCTCAGGGACCGATTCAGGTGGCTCCTCCAGCTGAGAAGAACGAGGATAAGGCGGAATCAGTTGTGCACGTTTCTATGCCGACGAAACCGGATTCCGAACCAGTTGTCGTGGACGAGTATCGGGTTCCGAAGGAACTATCCAAGGCTCCTGTTCGTACGGCTGTGGACGTTGATGTGATGAGGATTCCTGTGCAAGTTGAGGAAGCTTTTCGAGATGGTCAACCGGAGCCGCTAATACCCGAAGCCGTCGGTGGTAGTGCGCACACTTCGTTGGTGATCATGGTGCCGCGAGCTAAATTCTGCAATCCAGATGCTGAGTGGAATTCGATGGAGCACGGTTTTGTAGATGACTTGGAATATAGGCCAATGTGCTCACTGGCTTGTTTTTCCTTACTCACTGGGATGTCGGCAGTCGATATATGGGAAGAGCTTCAGTTCAGGGTTCCGTATAACATCCTCTTGAGTTGGCGCGATGATGGCGCTCCACGCCTGATCTTTGAGGTGCTCGGTGTACTTTTCGATAAGAAAGTGCGCTTGCGTAACTATCCTAAGCCTGGTTGCCGGGAGCAAACTTTGGGCTGTGTCACTGGTCGAGCTATCGGTTGTATAGAGTTTGACCTGGAGAAGAAACACTACTCGATCCTGACCTCGGCTCCGGTTGTGCCTCACATCGCCAAGGACATGGGTCGTAGCGTAGCAGTGGGTCCTATGTTCAAGAGGTTCTTGGATGATATGGAGAATTTCACGGATGAACATGGTGAACCTATTCCGGGTAAATGGGTGGAGATCGAGGTGGATGAGAGTCGCAGTGATCAACTTCTGAAAGAGCTGGAAGATGGCCGGACAGGTGTCATGAAATCTAACCCCAGCAATGCTTTCGTTCTTGATTTGGCTAGGAAATTGAAGCGAGCAGCGGAGATCACGAAGAGAAAGAAGATCTGGGTGAGGATGGTGTGCGGGTATAGTGGCTGCAGCAAGTCGAGCCCCATGGTGGCTTTCCTCAAGTCGCGACCCGCGGCCGAAGCATACGCGAGGGTGTGGCAAACGGTGGCTCCACGCACTATTCTCAGAGGCAAGCTATACAAAGAGATCGGTCCAAAGAAGGCGGCGACCAGTCATAACACTCCAGAGAACGCATTTTGCAGGAACTCGAACTTCATGATGCTTGATGAGGCTTCCTTGGCACAACCTGGCTTGGTGGCTGCTTTTGCTTTGACGGGTGTAGCCACTCACTTCTACGTGACGGGAGCGCCCGATCAGAACAATTTCAACAATCCGAATAAAGAGTCGGAGTTGAATACTATGGAGAATGAGTGCAAATGGCTGATGAAGGCTTGCGGGGATGTTCCCTATTGGGTTTGGTCTCATAGGAATCCGCAGTTGTTGGCGTCCGTTTCTGGTGTCCCCAGTTCCAATCCGAAGCGGGGCTGGGTGAAGATCGTCACTGGGGCTCTCAAGCACATTCCGCTGATTTGCTCATCCGATCCAACTGTACAGAGGCGACGCCAGTTGGGATACAACGCTTTCACGAGTGGTGGGATTCAAGGTCAGGAGCATCGAATTGTTCAGTTCTTAATCGATAGCTCAATGATGAGCGCCGTACAGCCTCTGGACATATGGACAGCTGTGTGTCGCTCCACTGAGGGGGTCTTGCTCATCCGAGAGGCAAACGCCTCTTCTAGGAAGGCGATTGAGGGGCACGTTGTGTTTGGTGCTCTACTCAAGACTCAAGCCACGGGCGAGAAAAGAACGTTCGATTGGTTTGCGCATTCTCAGCGTGCTCTGACGGGTGCTAGATTCCTTCGGAGGAATGAGAGGATCGCTTCTATTCGTGAGGCGCGTTACAAAGCCTCAGTGGAAGTTGGAGAGCCAGCTGGCGCCAGTGCGGAGCTACCAGTTCACAAGATGCCGATAAACATGCGTAGTTTATACGAAGATGTGGCTCTGAAGGACTTTGGTGAGAAAGAGGATGCTGAGGCCGTGAGTTTCGATCGTTTGGATGTGATTCGATCTTTGCCGTCAGCTGCTGATGAGGTGGTAACGGCGATGGTGGATCCAGAGTTCATCAGTCGTACAGAGAGGGAGTTTCAGAATGTGCTGGGTGAGAGCTTACTTTATGATGATGTGAAAGTGGGTCTCCCCGAGGCGTACTTGTTTCCTCGGCAGAAGGGTTCTGATGATGCGTTGTTGCTTGAGACCATGAAGATCCGCATCACAAGAGGCTCTGTGGAGAGCAATGAGCGTGAATTTTTGAACCGTGCATGGGTGGGTCGAGAGTTATTCGATGGGTCTATCAATGCCCTTGGTTTGCCTAATCAAACTGATTTTGACGAGGATCTCTTTCTCTCGTGTCTCAGCGAGCAGATCGATAAGCGAGTGTCGGGCAAGAGTCAAGGTTTGTTGGCTGAGTATGATGAAAGATCCCACGCGTGGCTGAAAGATTTCCAAGCCAAGGTTAGGATGAAAGGCCAACTCAAGAGCAAGCTCGAGGCTCTCGCGCTGGAGGTCCCGAAGGCGGGTCAGACTATTAATGTTTTACCTGAATGGGTGATTGCGACCTTCGGTGTTTGGTGCCGCTACATCATCGCTCTGATCAAGCGTTTCAAGACAAATGATCATGTGGAAATCTATCATGGTTTCACTTTGGAGAGGTTTGATCAGACAGTTCGAGATAATTGGCAAACCGATCCTCGCCTGCCTCCATCCACTTATGAGAAATGCACCATAAATGATTTCTCGAAATTTGGAGCTACCCAAGGGGGCGATAGCTTGAAGATGGATTGCCTGTGGTTTTGTTGGGCGGATTGTCCCGACGATCTCATCTCGCTGTACATCAAATTGAAGACGCAATTGGTAGCTGCAGGTGGTGTTAAGAGTATATGCCGTGATGATGGAGAACCCGGAACGTTCTTATTCAATTCTCTCTATGATTTGGGAGTGCTGGTTTTGCGTT